CCACCATAGATTAAAAAGAGAATAGAACAAATATGTTACGAGCAATCAAAGTAAGATTGTATCCAAACAAGGTGCAGGAACAAGAACTCAATAAGGTTCTTGGAGCTTATCGTTTTGTTTATAATCATATGCTCGCCAAAAAACAGAATGCTTATGAAGCAGATAAGACAAACCTAAGTGTACTTGATTTGCAAAAGTATTTTTATGGAACATTACGAAAGGATGACCAATACGCTTGGTTGAAAGAACAGAATACAAAGGTGATGCACGAAGCCATCAGGCAAATGGATGTTGCTTATAAAATGTTCTTCAAGAAATGCAGTGGTTATCCCAAGTTCAAGTCCAAAAAGGACAAGCAATCTGCATCTTTTTCTCGTGAGGCGATTTCAAAGCTCAATACATTTGAGACCAAGCATATAACGCTAATCAAGTCATTAAAGAACCTCAGATTCCGTTGTTCTGACCTATACCACAAACGCTTGCAGAAATACAAGGACAACATAAGAAGTGCAACCCTATCGAAAACCAAGAGTAGAAATTTCTTCTTGTCAATCCTTGTGGACATTCCTGAAGCTGAATACGTCAAGTTTAAGAAGACTAACAGACAAGTTGGCATTGACCTTGGTGTGAAGGATTTCGTCATCACCTCGGATGGAGTGGTGTTTGAGAACAAACACTTCTTCAAAAGGGAAGAGAAGAAGATAACCAAACTTCAGAGACAACTCTCCCGCAAGGTGAAAGGTTCAAACAACCGCAACAAACAGAGGATTAGGCTTGCAAGAGCATACGAACGGCTGACGAACAAGAAAGAGAACTACATACACTCCGTGGTGAACGAGATACTCAAGTCCTACGATGTGGTCTTCATGGAAGACTTGAATGTTCAAGGTATGTTACGAAATCACAACATTGCAAAGGCAATCCGAGAGATTGGGTTTGCAAGATTCAAGTCGGTTCTACAGACTAAAGCATCACAAAACGGCAAGGAGGTTTATCTCATTGACAGGTTCTACCCAAGCTCAAAGATTTGTTCGTGCTGTGGATACAAGAAGCAGGATTTGAAGCTCAGTGATAGGTTTTGGACTTGTCCTGAATGTGGTGAATACCATGATAGGGATATAAACGCCGCAAGGAATATCCTGCTTGAAGGACAACGAAAACTTCAAGCAGTATAAAAAGAGAAATTAGTAGGTAGCCGTACTACCGAATTTACGCTTGTGGACTACTCTCCTATGGATGACTGATTGTAGAAATACAATGTACTAAAAAGTAGTGGTAGGTTGAAGCAAGAAGTGGAAACTACATAAATCGTAGATTCAAGTAGAATTTCACATACGATTATATGTCAAAGGGTTTAGCTCACTAACGGATATACTACTGCTGATGGCTACCATCTTAGGCGGAGTGTCTTGTGTGTTGCACATCTACCTCTTCAAGAAGTCTATGTAATAGTAAGTATAATAATTATGGTAACAACTCTTTCATTCGTACTCTTCTGCTCTATACCTCTGTTTGTTAGTCTGCTAATCGGGCTGTGGGTTCTGCTTTGCAAACCTAATGACAAGGACAAAGAACTAATGCAGGGAGATATGTACAATCCTGGGAATACATATCCAACAAGCGAGATTAGGTGCATGCCAAAGAAGGAAAAGATAGAGATTGCTGTTATGTTGGCAACCATTGGTGCGTTATTATCAACAACTTTATCATTGGTTGTTTTAGATAAAACACTTATGGTAATCTTTTCTATTCTATACTTATGTCTCTGGCTTTGTATTCCACTTACTAACTTTGTCTTAGGGATTGTCAAGGTTGTCAAGAACGAGATTGTTCGCAGAAAGTAAAAAGGTAAAATAGTAGTACAGACATGATAACATTAGCCGCCCCATTGTGGATGCACAGATGCCTCCGATGTTGCCCATCAGATAATCTTTGGATAGACCTTCTCGGATTTGGTGTCACTGCGATGTTGATACTAAGCCTGATTGTTATCGTGTACTGCTGGCTCAAAGACAACGAATACATTTAATCATCATATAATATAAACCCCAAATGGAAGGAATTAACTTGTACCAAGCAAAGGTCGCCTACGACACTCAGAACGAAGACTTCTCAGGAGGAATGCAGAGAGTGCGTGAGACCTATCTCGTCAAGGCTACGAACTTCACCGAAGCAGAGACACGTCTTGTCGCCTACCTCACGAGCTACCCTCACGTCTCACAGCATGAGGTCAAGAGCCTTGGTATCATCAAGACCGAAGCCGTCATCACTTCTCCAAACTGCACCTACGAAGACCCTATCTATGCAAAGGTAAAGGTCGCTACGGAGGATATTGACGTGAAGACGGGACGCACCAAGGTGACGAACACCACGCTGGTCGTCAAGGTGGATGACCTCAAGCAAGTCTTCGCTATCGTAGATAACACCTATCAGGTGACAGACCACCGCATCGTGGCTATCACGGATATGCAGGTGGTGGACTTCATTGAGTAGTAATCATCAAATAATAACGGATATGTAGAACGGCTAATTTTGCAGTGTAATCTAAATAGGGAAGGGAGGTAAAAATCTCTTCCCTATTTTTTGTTTTCATATGACTAAAGACGAACTCATCAAGATAATACAATACGAGATTACGTGCTATGGCAACCTCCCCGTCAAACTTGATGACGAGGATATATCTAAGCTCATTGACATTGAGATGAGTATGCTATATGCAAAGTACTCCGTACTACAAGAAACGCAGTATAGCGTTGTATATAAAGAGTACTTCTATACCCCTGAGTTCAAATCAAGCAGGCTCATCAAGTGTCCTGACTGCGTTATAGGTATCGCTCAGTTCAGAGAGATAAACAAGTTCGGTGCTTTGACCTTTGGTCTTGGCTATGGTGACGTAGGTGGTGCTGGTGTTGCTAATATCGGGGCTTCTATGTATATGTCTCCTTGGTCTATTGATGGGGTCACCTACCGAATGTCACGCCTTTCCGTAGTAGACCTATACAAACAGCTAACTACCTCTGCCATTCAGTTCGGGTTCTCAGAGGCAACGCATACTATCTCGGTAAAGGGTAGGACACCAAAGCACGATGTCCTTATTGAGGCTATCTGTTGTATCCCACTTGCAGACGCTTATAGTGACCCTTGGGTGAGGAGATACCTTATCGGCAAGGCAAAGCAACAGCTCGGTAGAGTGATAGGCTTCTACAACGCTCAGCTCGTTGGTGGTGCTACTATCAACGTCTCTATAATAAACGAAGACGCAAAGGCAGAAATGGATGCCTGCGACACATACTTCAAGGAGATAAATGCTCCTTGCTACTTCGCAATGTTCTAATGGCACGAAGATTAAAAGACCAAGTGAATGAGATAGCCAGCATCATTGACAATCAGTCCGCAGGGGTGGTTGCAGTGGATGCTTCTACGGCTATTGATGAGCTTGAACCAACACCACCTCTCTTTACTATTGACCACGATGCGATGCGTCAGTCCTGCGAGAATAGAGCAAGGATGACCATCACCCGTATCGTCAATCACGTGATGAGCGAAGAGGACGCTTCCTCTCCTTATGTCAAACAGAAGATGGAGATAGATATAGCTTCGCTCACCAACCTACTTGTCTCACAAGCACAGAATGCAGTCCTCACCGAAGCGATGATTACCAAGCTCGCTATTGATGGGATGCCTACAAGTCAGACGAGAGTGTTCGCTGAGTTCAGACGTATGGATGCTGAACTAAATAAGCAGATACTTGAATCTGAAGCCGTATATAGAGCAACCTACACACAGCTCAAATACGAAGTTCAGCAGAGGAGGTTTGAAGGGTCGCACCTTGAACTCTCCTCGGGTGAAGCAAGTAAGCCTAAGTTCGCTTCTGAACGTATCAGTGTGGGTAGTAAAGACCTTATCAAGGAACGCAACCTCAAGAAGAAGCAGTTGCTTATGGCGGTAAAGGTAGAAGAAGCTGATGCTGAGATTATTGAGAATGAAAGTAGTAAGGAATAGGTTTATCCCGTTCAATGGTTATCAGGGGATTAATTTGTTTGGCGTGCTGTTCGTCCGTGAAGATGAGGAGGTGAGTGATGTACTTATCAATCACGAGAAGATACACACGGAACAGATGAAGGAGTTGTATTACATCTTCTTTTATATATGGTATGCCATTGAGTTCCTCATCCATCTTGCAAAGACCAGGAATACCGATAAAGCGTATAGGGCTATCTCCTTTGAACGTGAAGCCTATGACAACGAACGATACTTATCCTACCTCAATATGAGGAAGAAGTTTTGCTGGTTGGACTACATAGTATAAAAGAGAAATCTCCCAAGGAATTATCCTCGGGAGATTTTTTTTGTTAGACATTTGGTGGATTAAAAAACTCTTCTTACCTTTGTGATGTGGGGATGACCCACCATAGATTAAAAAGAGAATAGTTTAACAAACTAAAAAGAAACTGAATTATGGACTTCGTAGAAAGTTTTGGACATTCCATCAGCTACTTCGGTAGCATTGGTTCGTACTCCACGCTCATCTTCTTCGTCATCTGCGCTCTGCTCGCTCCCGTCTTCATCAAGATATCTTGGGTAGTCATCAAGATTGTCGCTAAGATAGTCTTCGGTCTCGGGCTGTTCTTCATCGCAGGGTCGCTGGTCTACGTCCTGATGGTCTTCATCCTTCTCCCTCTCCTCGGTACTATCTTCGGCTGGAACTAAACGATAGAGCGAGTTCTGAAGAACTTGTTATCGCTACTGCTCTCGCCCTGATGGAAGGTGATGTTCACCGCTCCGTAAATCTTCTTTGCTATATCACCGACAGCGTTGTTGGTGTAAGTAAAGCCGTTAGAGGAGGTGAAACCACCCTTGATAAGGGGAAGTATATCACGAACGACAATCTTGCCACCAAGGGTCGTTTCTATGCTTCGTGAGAGGACTATGTCTCCATCACTATCAAGACCATCCTTTATCGTCATCAGGTCTTCGGAAGAGTAGAGCGCATTGTTACGTGGGTCTCCTACGAAGGATACACGTACGCTATCTACACCATCTATATCTTCGCATAGTCTTACGATGTCCGACTGAGGTACTCTGTCTCTCCTTGTCATTTCAAGGAAGTAGTTGGAAAGAGAAGACATAATACCATCACGGATTGCTTCTTCACTGCTACCATCCCACTTTCTTACGGAGATATTGATAGCGAACTTAGCTATACGTGGCTGAAGGATTTTGTTCTCAATGGTGATGACACGCTGACCACTCTCTTCAATAAGGTCAAGGATAGACTGCTGTTCGTCTTCGGATAAAGTGAACATACTCTCGGGTGCAGTGAAGTAGGTATAAGCACCGAGACGCTTCTTGATGTCAGGTACAAGGAAGAGGTATATCGTATTGTCATCAAGCTGAGTGTTAAACAGCCTCTGCTGAAGCCCTCTCATCCTGACACCCATCTTCCTAAGCTCTTCCTTCTCCTCTTCAATCTTAGCTACGCTGTTAGACTGCTCTGCGTCTACCAAGTAGGATTTGTGTATGTCAATGTTCTTTTGTAGAGCATTGATTTCTCTTTTTATGGCTTCGTCTTCATTTGTATTGTCACCTCTAAAGACATCTACTATGGAGAACATATTAAGCCTGCGCAGGAAGTACTCGTAGTTCGTCTTGTTGGCAAGCACCATAGAGCGAGAAGAATGCGGGGCAATAACCTTCGTAAGAGCAAGGTCTTCGGGAGCTTCACCAAGGGTCATATCCGTAAGGGCTACTACGGAGATATACTTATTCAAATCAACCTCTTCTCTGCCCATAAGACCTTCGGTCTTGATAGTCCAATTCTGAGGGTTTGAACCAATGGTCTTAGAGAGGTTGCCCATCGTACCATTGGCAAGGAGGTACTCAATCATAATGGAAGCACCCTTAGGTGGAATAGCACCATTATCCCCATTGCCGAAGAACACATCCACACCACCAAGCATCCCCGTACGTACGATACAGCTCTTCTCATCTCTACCCATATCAAGGAGAGAAGACCTATTCTGATACAGCTCACCATTGACGAACACACGTACAAGGTATTCATCCATAAACGCAGTCCCCTTAGTGGAGAAGTTGTAGCTCTGCAAAGCACCGCCATCAGACGTACCCTGCTGATACTCTATACTCCCCTGAACGAGGTCTACGTCAAGGAAAGCACCATTCCTAAGAGGGATAGAAGCCTGCTCGGCTGGGATAAGGACGATATAAGAGACCCCCGTAACATTACTATATACCTGCATCAGGTTGGGAATAAGAACCTCTCCTGATGCCGTATTAGCTGGCACTTCTTTGAGTAGAAGTCTGATACGACCTCTTGATGCTGAACCTCGGAATGCAGAGTGACCCGTAAGGCTTGCAAGACCATATATAGATGAAGGTCTTGACGCTGTGGAGATATTCAGCTCCGTGATAGAGTCTTCCACGTAGTAGAGAACCATACGACCTACGTGGAGTATCGTCTGAAGTATCTGAGCGAAGGGTGAAGCTGGAGTGAAAACCTGCCCGTGCTCGTTGTATAGGTTCGACATATAGGTGCGGACATCACTCCACATCTCCTTGAAACGAACCTTCATCCCGTTGATAACTCCTTGATTATTACTATCTTTCGCCACGATGAATAAAAATTTCTCTTGCCTTTTGTTTATTTAGAGAATAAGCCCTATCTTTGCAGTACAAGGTAAAGACAAAAAGGAAATCGTTATGAAGATTTACAACTACAACAAGGTCGCAGTCCTCTTCCATACAACAGAGGAGAACGAACTCTTTATCCGCTTGGATGACCTGAAACGTATCACGGGTAAGAAGCTCAATGATTGGGCTAAGTACTCAATGTACGTCCTTCCTTTCTATACGGGGAAGAACGCAGACAAGACCAATGAGTACTACGTTAAGTACGAAACGTATGAAGGGTACTACGGCACGTGGTTGCGTTTTGAATACGCACTCGCCTTCGCTACGTGGTGCGACAAGAAGCTGGGTAAGTTCCTTGAGGAATGCAAGGCTGATATAGAAAAGCCTAAGAAGACCTACGAGGAGCATCTTCTTGAAGAACTTGAACGTCAGAAGGCTCTCGTAAGAGAACGTGACGAACGCATCCAGGAGCTTGTCAAAGAAATGCAGGAAGCACCACTCCTTGCAAGTAAGAGAAGTAGACACATCCCAGCTAAGACTACCTACACGATGACCCAAGCGGCTAAGATGATAGGACTGCGTTCTGTGAATGAGCTTACCTCTATCCTATCATACAAGGGCATTATCTACAAGAGCGGTGGTATGTGGTTGCTGAATGCAGAGTACCACAATCAGAGCTACGAAGTCTATAAGACATGCAATGTGAAAGGTCATGGTAGCGACAGCTGGGAGACGACCTACCTCGTATGGACACCAGCAGGGATTGAGTTCCTAAAGAGCATCATCAACAAGTAAACTCTCACTAATACATAACAACAATGTCAGACAACGAAATGAAATCCCCTCTCGCACATCAGGTCGGTGGAGAACACTACAAGAGTGCCTACCAGCCGATTGAGTTCATCACAAGATTCCAGCTCCTAATGATTGAGGGCAACCTCGTCAAATACATCACCCGCCACTACAAGAAGAACGGAAAGGAAGACCTTGAGAAGGCTTACCACTACTTGACGCTCGGGGATACGTTTAATTGCTATTGGCTCGCACCCAAGAACATCTCACGCTCCTTCTTCATTGAGGAGCTGAACCGCTACGCTAAGGACAATAACATCGATGAGCTTGAGTACAGCGTTATCTACGAATGTCTCATTGGTGATAGAAACTACGGGAAGAGAGTTCTTAGAAGTCTCATTGACAACTATGAAGAGTACTACAAGAGGTAGGTTATAGCCCACATATCAACAACAAAAGAGGGGAAGCAGAATACTGCCTCCCCTCTTCTCCTTTTATTAGATTACATTACTCCTGACTCTCTACAACCGCACGTATATCTTCGGGCACTTCCTCCTCATAGCCTTCCAGCTCAGGGAGGTCATAAGCCTTCCAATCAACACGCTGTCGCCTTTCCCAATACCTTGTCTTAGCATTAGATATATGCCTTGAGCAAGTCAGTGAGAAGTGCGTCATCTGACGCATCGTAGTGAAGGTATAGAGATACTCGTCCGTAGCGTCCTTACCTATGAAGATACTCTGAGGTAAGGAACTTCCATCCGAGGTTTTTGCCATTAGATAGCCCATCCCCCATTCAAGGATATTACCATCGGTCAGTCTAATGACACGCTTCACCTTGTTGTCATCCAAGGTAGTATATACAAGACCATACTCAATCTCGTGTTCCATCTCCTCATAGAATGGGTCAGTGACATGCGTAACGACATCTGAGAAAGTGGGTTTGCCGTTCAGCACCACTTCCGAGTAGGTGTAGGTCTCCCCATCCTCGTTGAGTTCTACGCCCGTGCGTAGAACCCATTGGTCAGCTATAGGGTCTTGGAGATAATATAGCTTCCCATCCGAGGTATAAGGATTACCAACTAAAGTTTGAATAGTTCTCATCTTTAATAAATCTGTATTGTTCTTTAGAGGTAAACTGACTTAGCGAAGTGGCGTACTCAATACGTCCCTTGAAGATAGGGACGTACATTCTCTCCATTGAGTTTCTATCATCGTTATGAGTCATGACACCAAAAGTCATATAAGACCAACTCCATGAAGAGTTGAACCCTGAATTTGACATGAATGACAAGAACCTCGTAGTGTTGTAATAATATGGAATATCTCTGTTGTGAAAGATAGATGACACTCCGTTTGTACTTGGGTTTAGACTTTGGTCTACACTTCGCGGAAGTATATCAAGGAAACGTCCTCCAACTATATTAAGAGCACTTAAGATTACAGCATTTTCAGGCTGAAATCCCTTGTTATTAACATAGCTACCACAATGACCATTGGCATATATGGTTCTGTACCCAACATCACTATAAGGCTCAAGATTTGACATTTGGCTCGATGCGCTATTCCTACTTTCAAAATACCTCAAGTTACCAAGATAAGAGTATACACTTAGACCATTTCCGAATAATATAGTGTCTGAATAATTTTTATCAGTCATTGCCTTGGACAACGTGGAGTCCGTTGACGCAATAATGCCATAACCCTTCGTATTACTCATACTTGAAGAACTCTTGTATTGATTAGAAAGTATGTTTGGCATATTTGGACTTAGCCATCCGTATCCACCATAGTTACCTATAGGTCTATCCTCCTGACCGCTATTGTCAGGGTACACGTAATAAGAATGGAAATCTTGTTGTACACCATCCTTATTTTTACTTGTAGAGCCAATGAATCCCTTCTCAGGTGTAGTTTTCCACTTCATTGAGTTCTCTCTACCCGTGAAGTATTGTGCTTCAGGCATACCATACTTATTCCTTAACGAGAATGTACCATTATATGCGTACATCATCATAAGAACGTCCTTATACTCCTCGTATGTCACGTTGTCGTAATAGGAATTAACCTCCGCAAATCGGTAAGACGAATTGTTTACAGGTTCATTCTTGATGTTCTTCTCATTTATTGAAGCTGTATACATAATGGTACGAGACCCTTCTTCTATATGAAGGGGTAGATGGGCAATCCATCGCTCATCCACCTTACACCATTCGCTCTCCCAATCCTCAGGAGCGTCACTATTAGATAGTACGATATTAGTAAGCTCATCTATTGCCCTTGTGTAAACAGACGTGTAACAATACACTGCACCTTCAGGAATTGCAACGCAAAGGTCTTTATAGCAAGAAGGATATTTGTCGGGCTCAAGCTGCACTGCCTTGATAACCTTGTCATCGCTATTCACGAATACAGCGGCTTGTCTGATTGGAAGTTCGTAAACGAATCTGTTTTGGAATGGCGCATTCATTCTAATTTCAGAACCTGAAAACGCATTTGCATTGAACCTCTTCAAATCAGTGAAGTCCGTTGTATCTCTTCCATCGAGACCAATGTTATTAAGAGGCATCTTAATTCTCTTGTAACCACTGCAAGGTATCTTGATATAGGAAAGAGCAAGAGCACCTCTGTGCTTGGTGTATTCATTGGATGTAACATCCGCATCCTGCCTATACTTGTAGATACACTTCTCTATACCAACACTACCATCTGTACTCCACGTAGAGAGGAACTGAATGTAGTGCTGTATAACTGGCTGTAGCTCTTCCTTGATAGCCTTATAGTCATATACCTTACATTCGGGTACAGCTGGCATCTGAGCGTTAGAGCTGACCACAAAGTAGTCATTACCCGTTTCCCAATCGTGTATCCCCTTATACCAATAGGCAGGTTCTTTAATCCAAAGGTTTCCATTCGTCCAATCCTTCAGGTCTACGGGTGTTGCGTTCTCTATATTCTCATTGTCAAGGTACTTGGTGAAGTTGTTCCTATGTACGGGATAGACCCACATCGTACCACGCTCTTCCTCCTTACCCATATAAGCCATACGGGTGTCCCAAATCTTCTTGACGTGACCACTCGCCTCGTATGCCTTTCTCGTGCCATAGCCCGTCCCGTTGTCGTAGTTAATCCAACGTTCGGTGGTGATAACATCTGAGAAGTCTTCACGACCTTGTCTCTTGATTTTACTTACCCATCCATATACGCTGTACTCAGGCTGTCTGATAGAAAGCTCAGGGAACTTAGCCGTTAGTCTGCTATACTCTTCATCATCAAGGTACTTACCACGGATTTGGAACTCACCGATAAGAGAACAACTCTCGTTGATAAGCGCACCCGTAGAAGAGATACCACCCATATTGTTGAACTTGTTAAGGTACTCAGGGCTTTCTCTCTTTCTTACACCATTAGCACGAAGGAACTTAACGTTAGGAAGCATCTCTAAAATCTCTTCCCAATCAAGGTTGGGGCAGTCCTCAATCCAAAGGTTGGTGATGGAGTTCTTGTCTTCAAAGATAAGACCCTCCTTGGTGATTTTAGAAAGAGCCACGAGCTTCAAGGTCTTCATACTTGCAGGAATATAAATCTGCTCTACGATAGCACCCTCACAGAAGTTCATACTCGTGATACTCGTCCTATGGGCATTGACCTTCTTAATCTTAGCATTCTGAGAGAGGTCAAGGCTGGTGAACGAAGGTCCACTGATGCCATATACATCAATCTCTTCAAGCTGAGAACACTTCTCCGTAGTGATACTTGTAATCTTGTCGTTACCGCCTTGGGTACGCATATCAATCTTACGGATATTGGTGCAGTTGTTGAAGTTAATCGTACCGATAAGGTATGGAGAGATTTCCTTCATATCCACTTCCATGAAGCGTGAAGCACCATATACGTACTGAGGGTCATTGACGATAAGGTCAGTATTGAACGTCAGGGAGACGACCTCACCAGCACCACTCGCATAAACACCGCTCTGCTTAGGTGCACCACTCGTGTAACCATAACCGAAGTAGAACTTATCGTTACTCTTGATACGGATACTCTTGTTGTCCTTACTGAACTTATGCGCCAGGTAGATACGCAGGTTGTCTGCACGATACGTACCAGCGAGGTACTTAGCATCAAGAAGTCTAAATCTGTTTTCAATGATATAGCTTCTATGAGCAAGACGAGCACCTTGAAGGGAGTAGAGGTAGTCCACACCAAGCTCATTCAGGGGCTTGATATACTTGTACTCACCATCCTTGTTGTAGATACGTTCAGACCAATTACCCATGAACTGCTTGTTAAGTACGTCAAGGACATACTCGTTACTCATCACAGAACGGATACTCTGAGCGGCTTCTGCAATCTCATTCTTCAGACCCTTACGAACCAAATCCCAAAGGACGCTATCGTGACCTGCGAAAGCGTGAGAACCAATCTGAGCGTCCATCGTCTCCTCGTCAATGTCGTAGTCATATACGACCTTACCATCGTTACGGACACCAAGGATAGTATCGTTATCGTAAGGGATAAGATACCACTTCAGACCATCCCACGTAGCGAACATCATATTCTTCGCTCTTTGGTCTACCATGATGAAGTAGTCCGTCATAGCATACCAAGAACAGAGGGACTTGACACTGAAGTAGTCTTTCACTTCCGCCTTGAACTTCGTTGGGTTGTTCTTGCAAGAGACAATCCATTCCCAAAGACGCTTAACAGCGTTCTTATTCTTCTCTGAAGCCTCTTCCCACTTTTGGTCAGGGAAACGGAACTCAAGACCATCCTTGAACTTCGTCATATCTGCCGTTTGGAAGAGGTCAAGAGGATGGGAGTTGTTCAGGAACTCAATACAGACGCAGTCGTCACCACTGAACCCGAAGACCTCATCAGCTTGGCTCTTGTCATTGTTGAAGTTATACTTACCGAGGTAGGTATTCTCTTCTTCATTGGTAGAAGCGAAGAACGCATCCATAGGGAAGCCGTCTACACCGATACGTACATTTGGGTTGGTCTTCTGAGGTGGCGTTAGCATCCCAGCACGCTTCCAAATCTCGTTGATGATGATAGCCACACCTGAGTTGTGCGTTGAAGAGGATTCAGCGAAGTCTGCCTTGAGGGTATATAGTGGTACGGGAATAGCATTAGGCTTGAAGGAGTATTTTAGTTCCTTCTGCTCTACACCACCTACTGTCAAAGTCGTACCATACTTCTTCTTTCTGTCAAAGTAGATACGATAGTTCTTTCTTGGGTAGGTAGTAGAAGACGTACCTTGGATACGAAGACCACCCTGCTTCAAGACAAAGTCGTATTGCTTACCATAGGCAGAGTAGAAGTACACATCAATAGGCACTTCAAACTTCTTGTTGTTCGTCTCAATAACCTTCTTCACGTCACCTACGAAACGAAGTACGCTCTTACCCTTAGCACGGAGCTTTTCAATAGACACATCACCTGAGTCGGTAAGCACGTCATTGCTATGGTACAGCGTGATAATCTCGTTAGCCGTAGGTCTTGTGTAGATGTAGTTGGAGAGGACTTCGTCATCGTTGAGAGCCTTCTCGTAGACACGGATATTACGAATAGCCACGTCAGCACCTTCCGAAGAGATAGTGATACCCTTAGGTGTTTGGTGAAGGATGCTATCGCCATTGCCGTATCTCACAGCACCACTACGGATACCATTGATATAAAGTTCAAGAAGTCTATTACCGCTCTTGCTGTTGATGACGAAGGTCATTCGGTAGGACTGACCACCAGCGTAGTTGGTGGATACCTCTACGTTAGATGCCGTCCTAATCTCTGCCTTCTGCGCAGTAGCCTTAAACCCTACATTGCCATCAAGACAAGAGATGATAGGAGCGTTGTTGTCATTGATGTTTGAAGTGAAGAACTCCAGCTCAAGGGTACAACCCGTGTTGGTAGCATCTTCCTTAAACATCTTATATGGGATTTCAATACTACCGCCATTGGTGATATGCAGGTAGCCATCTCTCCAACCGCCCGAGAGCCAATCAAAGTTAGGCGAGAACTTCGTTACAATCTTCTTGTACTTCCACGTAGCCTTCTCCTTCTCGGCAGATGTTCTACCGATAGCGGAGAGGTTAAGAGAAAGACCTTCGGTGACATCGGAAATATCCACAGCACCCTTCTTAATCTCTGCTGTAATCGTCTGAGACGCACCACGGCAGTCTATGACGATAGGTATCTCGCCATTGGTAGCGAAGGTCGTTCTGTAAATCTTCGTACTTCTCGTGACGCTCAGCGTGCTTGGCGTTTGGTCTCCAATCTTAATCGTAGTAGGAGCGGAAGAGTTGAGTGCGTCATATACAGCGTATTCAAAGGAGAGTTCGCTGAACTGCTCACCAACCATCATTGCCTTGACGTTGTTAGCACTCGTATCTACCCTACCATCCTTACGAGAGAAGAGAACACCCACCTGAGGTTGCTTGTCACTCGTACCTACGTAGAAGTCAACGTAGATTGATTCACTCTTGATGTTCGCACCACCGATAGAAGACTCAGCAACCATCTGAGCGTTGTGAAGACCCTTGGAGTAGTTGGCATCAAGAAGGAAGGAGAAGGACGAGTTCGTCAGACCTGCCTTCGTGACAGATACGTTCGTCTTCTCAATACCATCTACATACAGCGTGATAGTCTTGTTCCCTGCACCACGGATGGCGAAGGGAATGGTCATCATTGTATTAGGCTCAAACCCTCTGATACCCGAGTACAAGTCGTATGTGGTAGAAAGGACGAGGTTATGCACAGCGAGCTTAGCATACGCCTGCTTCTTTTGGATAGTTCCTTCTGCCGTTGTACACGTAGCAAGGAGCTTCACTTCAATAAGACCATCCTTATCTGTATATGGAGAGAGGTCTATATTATACGTACCACTTGACACGCTCGTGAACTCCTTATGGTAAAGCTCTACGACACCTCTGTTGATAGTCAGTCTAATATCAGCCTTGATACCCGTAGGGGCTTGAGCACCATCGTTGGTGACGTTATTATAGGTATAGGTCATCATAGCACTATCACCCATCTTAACGTTCTCCTCAGGTACTGCGGTCGTCAGGATAATCTTTGACCCTGCGTCACCTCCACCACCACCGCCTTTACCAGCGGGAATATCTACCGAGATAGGATCGCCATCAAGCATATTAAGAGAGAGGGTAACCTTCGTCTCGTCTTCCGAGACAACGGCTTCCATCCCTGATACAAGGTTCTTCTTGATAGACTCAAACTTTGTCGTGATGACGCTGTTAGGCAGAGCGTTGTTTGACCCTACGTCAAACGTCTCATCCATCGTGATAGGAGGCAGGGTAATCTCTACCTGACCATCCTCCGAGATAGGCAGAGCCTTCCCGTTGAACTTGATAGACTTGATAGCACCAAGAGGAATAGCCTCACCCCAGCTGTTGGTTTCCACGGAGTAAGGTCCATATATAGCACCCTCATCAGTAGCAATATAGTAGTCACCATTCCTCTTTCTAAAGTCAGGACTAAATCTCCCTTCTGCCCTACCTGACTTAATGGTCACACCTTGCAGGTCAATAAGGTCTCCAAGGATGACACCCTTAGCACCATCCGACTCGTACTTATATACAAGCTGATTACCTTCTCTCTCAATGATAGGTCTCTCACCCTTCTCACCACGTGGACCTCTGAGGTCAATCTCATTAACGGCTTTGAGTTGGTCTGTACCCCACGACTTGGCAAGGAAGACCTTTTCGCCATTATCGCCACCGATGATAGTAGAGACATTAGGAGAGAGATAGACAAGAGGAGCTTCGCCCCACTTCTCCGTCTGAGAATAAGGTCCATATATAGCGTGCTCCTTGGTATGCAGATAATAGTCACCAACGAGGACACCGATGAAGGTATTCGTATCCGTGATGTCACCACCTCTGTGTATCTGAGTACCACGTGGACCTTGGATACGACCTACATTGATAAAGCCTTTGTGTTCGGTATGAACATCACTCTTCACCCAAAGTTCGCCATTGATAAGATAACCATCACCTACGTGAGCATCATCAGGAAGGTCAGTAGAGCTACGGAAGTTACCACTACGGATGTTCACAGAAGACCCTGGCTCACCACGCTCACCACGTGGACCTTGGATACCCCTGAGGTTAGCGATAGGTGCGACACCCCAATCCGTTCCGTTATGTCTCCACAAATTCCCGTCTACACTACACAGATACATATCTCCACCAACGGGGTTTGCATTTGCTGTCGCATCCGAGGATGGGTGCGTTGCAATACCCGAGTGGATATAGTCTCTCACTCTACGTTCAAAGACAAGCCTACCCTTCTCTTGGTCTTCCTTGACATCAACGATGACACCGCCCTGATTGACGGGAACACCATTGACCTTCGCCCCTACAACAATCTCCTGACCGAGGTATTTCACTCGGTCAATATGAGCCTCGTCAGTGACAAGCTCACTTGGCTTGGTAGGGTTGTAGTTTAGGAGAATAGCAATAGCGTCAGTGCTTTGTTCAAACCTTGCCGTTGCTTGCTCAAGAAAGAGGCTGTGCTTGATTTTCTTTCTGCTTTTATGAGCCATTTCTTATATCGTTTTGTAACCTAATAAAAAGCGAGGTCTACATCATGGTAATCAGACATAGACCTCGCTTCCACAATGTGTATATTAGATTTAGCCTGCGACTACGCCCCAGCCATCTTCTTCACCTGCGTCACCTTCGCCTTCGGCAATCTTGCGAAGACGTTCCATAATCTTGGCAGGGATAACGGCAGGGTCGCCCTTAGCCCCAGGAGAACCAGGTTCGCCCTTGACACCTTGCAGACCTCTGATGTTCGTTACATAAGAGAGAGCAAATCTGTTCTTCTTAGAGGTATCAAACTTGAGGGTGAACACGTCAAGAGTGTCGGGGTTGTAGATGTTGTCACCTTCAATGAGCGTTTCCGTTCTGTCAGTAACACCACTCGTGAGGAAGGTAGCAAAGACTTCGTTCTCGGCAGGGTTCTTTTCGAGTTCAAGGAAGTTGGGGTTGATGCTTGCCACGACATCTGATGGAGCGGTCTTGTAGACCCCCTTAGACCAAAAGAATCGTACACCACGTGCACCAGCCTTCCCATCGTGACCATCAGTACCATCCGTACCTCTTGGACCTTTAAGCGTATTCATATACAGCTTAGAACCATTGGGGTTAGGAATAGAGTTAGCCTGACCATCAGAGCCATACTTGTACATCAGCTCGGCAAGGTCATCAGAACCTTCCACGAAGAGGATAGGTGCTTCACCCTTCTTACCTTCGTCACCCTTGAGTTCACTGATGAGTACAAGGTCAGTCCAATCTTCATTGTCTGAGTATCTGTACTGAATGCTGTTCTCGCCCTTTCTAAACTTAGGACTCTTACCACGGAGTTCTTCGGTGGAGAAGTTATCCACGAGGTATTCCTTCCCTGCAACAGAGAACTTGACACGACCCTTGTTCACGCCACTTGTGATATGGGTGATAGAATCAATGGCAGGAATATCGTAGAGCTTCTTGTAGTCGGTCTCGCCTTCGTATCTCCACTTGACTTGACCTTCGTTGGTGATGAGCTGAATGTTCTTACCTGCTTCACCCTTGAGAGAAGCAATCCATTCGCCTTCGGTAGTAGCCGTTGTTCTGTTGGTACGCTTAGCGATTTCGTAAGCACTCTCACCATCAGCACCATCGTTACCCTTAACACCTGGGATACCTTGGTCGCCCTTAGCACCCTTGAGGTTCTTGAGGAAGAACTTAGAGCCTTCTTCGTCATTGATAGGATAGGACTGCCCTTCGGAGGTATACTTGTAACGAAGCTCAGAAGCATCACCGCTACCTGATACGAAGAGGATAGGAGCATCACCCTTCTTACCTTCATCACCCTTCTCACCCTTGAGGACTTCCACGAAGCCTCTATCTCTTTTCAGTTCAGAAGCAACGGATACGACATTAACCTTCGCAAGCTCCAGCTTCATAGAAGAGAGCGTAGCAATCTCGTTGGTGACTTGCTGACGCAGGTCAGAGTAGGAGTTCTTGATAGCCTCAAACTCACCGATAGCCCTTGTCAGTTCCTTGACCTTCTCGTCAATAGCACTCTTAGCACGGAGCTGAGCGTTGTTCACTTCGGAGATAGCAGAAGCAACATCCTCCTTGAACTTCTTTGATGCTTCATTCAGTTCGGCAATCTTCGCATTGATGTCGGAGGTTGCTCTTGTGAAGCGAGTATCAATATCTGACGTTACAGACGAATGCTTAGATTTGATTTCCTCGGAGAGGGTCTTCTTAGCCTCTGTGAGCGTCTCTTCTACCTTACGTGACAGCTCTGTACCCTTAGAGGTGATTGAACTCGTCAGAGAGCTTGCAGTCTGCTCGTAGCTGTTTGTGAGGGTAGAAGTGAGTTCCTGAACCTTGCTGTTGATAAGACTTTCCGATTCAGTCTTGACCTCGCTCTTGACGGAAGTCTTGATTTCATTCACCTTCTCGTCAATGTTGATAAGGGCGGAAAGGTCAATGGCTTCCTCCTTGATGTCAAGGGTCAGACCATTCTCACCTCTCTTGAGAAGACGTGCAGAGCTGGTGATATAGGTCTTCCCTTGCTCACGCTCTTCACCTTCACCTTCTACCTTCACGCCATTAACGTGGAGTTCAAGGTCAATCTTGTTCGTCCTAATCTTCTCTTCAAGCTCACTCTTAGCAGTAGAAATCTTCTCTTCGGTAGTGTCCTGCTTGTATTCCACAACGAGCTTCCTCTTCCCACTAAGGTCGTTCTTCACAGAAACGCTCTTGACAATCTGAGTATCAGAAGGGTCTCCTTGTAGCTCTTCACCTACCACCTCAACAGAAGAAGAGAGAGAGTTAATCGTAACAAGGCTATCCACCTCTTCCTTGGTGTAGAACTCCTTAGCAAGCTCATCCTTCATCTGAGGAAGCTCAGCGGACACAGCATCACCAACGAGGTCACTCACCTGAGAGGTCTTGGCATACTCACTGAATGAAGGTAGTGGAGCTTTGGAGACCTTGATAGTCCCATTGCTTTCGTCTGCTGTGACAGATACAACAACGCTGTTGTCGCTTGCGTCAAGGTCAAGAGCATCCTTTACCTCCGTAGTGAAGTTCTCCACACGGACGTACTTAGCATCATCACTGAGCTTCTCGTTGTTCTTGAGTGTGTTCAGCTCGCTCTTCAGTTCGGCTACCTGCTCCTTCGTTGAAGTGACGTTTGCATTCAGTGCGTTGTACTTCCCTTCAATCTTAGCGTTCTGCTCAAGGATAGTAGCGACATCATCAAAGGGAGCTGTCTTAGCGGCGAGGTCATCCACACGTGCAGAGATAAGGCTATCAGCCTCTCTAAGCTCCGTAGACAGACGAGCCACCTCTTCCCTGATAGAAGTACCCTGAGCCTTTCTTTCGTCCTTCTCCTCACGAATGGCAGAGTTTACCTTGGCAAACTCAGCACCATCCTTCTGAGCATACTTAGATAGGTCAGGAGCATTGGAGTAATATAGGTGGGTCTTGAAAGAGTTGCCTTCCTTGATATACCTAATATCATTAAGGATACGACCTCTCAGAGTTGGGTCTGATGGGTCTTCAATATCCCCTGAGTAATGCTTGACAGGAGCATCGTGGCTTAGGTAGTCATCAAGGAAAGAGATATTCTCAGTAGGTCTACCTTCGGTGACGAAGTGCTTCTTAAGGTCTTCCTTGAACTTGTCAATAGAATCCTTAATATAAGAATACTCTCTCTTGACCTCGTCAAACTTACCATTGACAGCGGGTAGGTACGTCTCAGCATCAGACACGCCATAAACGATAACCAGCTCGCCAGCCTCATTGGTAGAAATCTCCTTGACGACTTGGTTCTTAGCCCCACCTACCTTACCACGAGATAAGATATTCTTCAGAGCGAGGAAGCGAGTATCAAGGATATTGCTTGACTGAATTTGCTTAATCGTATCAAGAGATACATATCCGCTAATATCACGAATAGGAAGCTCATTGTACCCAACAACACCATCTTCCGAAGCATACAGCCCCGTGACGATAGTCGTCAGGTCAGAAGGAGCTCCTGGGAGTTGCCCGTTGTTCCTTCTGCTATATGCTTCAAGGAGTTGTGCCGAAGGTTGGAGAGACCTTTCACCACGTCTGATACCATTAAGGAATGGTGCGATGAAAGCGTCAAGAGAGCCAACCTTGATGGTAGCCTGACCATCCTTTGCCGTGATAGAGGATAGGTACGTATGTTCATTCCCTACTTCTCTGAGAAGTGTCTCAAGGTTAAGGTAGTGCTGTGCATCCTCCTTCGCCATCGTACCCAAGATAGGGTTGAGGGTGATAGGGTCTACAACTGCTTCAAACCCAACTTGAGGGAAGTAAGGGTTTTTGTTCCCGTCCCTTAGAAGGACAACGGGGATAGGCTTGCGCCCCTTTTTCTCTTCACTCATGTATATATCGATATATAATTTGTTCTTAGCTATTTACTAAAAAGAGAGTGGGGTCGCTATGCTCCCGCACCACGACCCCCAACATCACTCTCTTAAAATCCGATATGTTTTCACATCATATTATTTATGCACGAAAGTAACGAACAGCTCTCCCGTACCATCGTCTAACGTGATATTCTTTACAATCTCATCATCATTAGCCCTATCGTTACCTTTGCTGTAGCTAATCCTACGTGGCATCATCTCACCCCTAAGGATGTTCATTGCCGTCTCAAGACGTTCCTTATCCGTGACACCGATGCTACGAATATATTCCTTCACATCTTCCATCGTGATAGGTTTGTCAAACGTGACGACAAGTCTATCCCCGTCAATGACGACACCCGTAGCAACACCACTACCAATCGTAGATAGGTTCTTGGAGAGGAATACCGACTTGAGGTAGGTAACATCCGAAGCCTTCTCCGAAAGAGGCTTACGGACTTCCTTCTCAAGGGCAGACACTCTTTCATTCAGCTTGTCAAACTCTTTGGTGAAGTGCTCTACCTCTCCCTTAACTCTTTCCGATCCTGAGGTCTCTACTATATTCTTAATAGTCTCTACCTCGCCACGTAGTGCGTGAAGCAGGTTATATAGCTTTGCTACTTCTGCATCCATAATATAATCTTAAAGGTCTTTGTATTCAGGGATAGCATCAAAGCAAGGACATTCCTTGATACGTTCCCAAGGGTCAATGATACCATTACCATTCTTATCCTCAGAGAAGTCCCTATGACCCTGAATCTTTGCCTTGGGGTACTTAGCCTTCAGCTTCTTCAGAAGCTCTCTAAGGGCTTCCTTCTGCTCAGGGGTGCGGTTGTCCACACCCTTACCCGTGGAGTCAATGCCACCAACGTAAGCCACGTTAATCGTGACCATATTGAAACCCTTGACCCCGTTGCTATAACGTTCCTCTGCTTCCATAGGATGGACGACACCATCCTTGGTGACAACGTAGTGGTATCCAGGTCTCTTGAACCCTCTCTGCTTGAATACACGATTAAGTTCAGCTACACCCCAATGCTGAGGCGATGCCGTGCAGTGCACAGCGATGTATTGTATGTTTCTTTCCATGTTATTGTGAATAATATAAAAGGTAGGGATATAAAGAAAGCCCTACTGATAGTTTATTTATCAATAGGGCTGTTGCTTTTAGCTTGATGAAAGGCGATTATCAACTGAAATCAAAATAGGACACCATAGGTACGTGAGCACCCAAAATAGTAAGGTTGTTACTTGCTCGTAGTTTATACGAACCGATAGCACTACACTGATGCTTCAGTTGAAACAGAGCGAAGCCAATAAAATCCATATACCTCTTGTAGTTTCCCAAATTCAAACCATAAACGTCATCAAGAAGCTCAACAAAGCTGGAATCACCAGCTTTACCTAACAACTTCTCTATTCCGCCCTCTACCCTAAGCCTAAACTGATTGATGTCAGATTGGTTGAATACCTTAATACTATCCGAGAGCCTTCGGAAGATATTCCCATCGGAAACATTCCACCAGCCTAAAGAATACCTTTTAACGTATATAGGAGTAAGCCTACACTTTTCCGTCTCAACATCCCATAAATGTGTACTTACTCTTACTTTATAGGACGTATAATTTTCAGTATTGGCAGTTGTTACCGATGAATACAATGGCTCAGATATACATGGCTTCCTAAGCGTAATGGAGAACAATCCGTAATCATTGGAAGCACCTTCGTGAATGAGCTTGACATACTTCAGTAAATCCTCCCTTGTCAGATGCTCTTTTGCCTTAAACGAATCAAGATACCCATCAAGCGAATCCAAGGTATCTCGTGAAAGACCCTTCCTGTCTTGCATACCATTCTCCAAATCAAAGAAACTAACAAGTTCCTCGTAAGTCATATTATCTATCTTACTTGCATCAGACTTAAAATTCGGAACATAGATATAGGCGTTTTTTTCTTTCACAAGATGTTTAATCGCTTCCATGAGCAGTTTAAGACACCTAAGCATATCCCCATTTGAATCGAACCCGACATTGACATTCATAAGTCTACTTGCAGTATGGTAGGAAGTCTCCATGCCTTTAGGGCAAACCTGGATAGAGCCATCATCGTTAAAGGTAGGCTTGTCGTAAACCATCGCTCTTCCTCCGACTTCTCCCCTGCCGATTGGGACAAAAATATCAGATGCTACAGACAAGCTACCATTCGGTCTGCCATACATATCCTCAACGGAGAAGTCTACATTAGGGATAATAGTATCCCACATATAGTCCATAGCATTACTAATGATAAGTCTCGGGGAGAAACGAAAGTTATGGGCATTTTCAACGAAATCGAACGAGTTCTCTACAGCCTTACGCTTAAGGTCTATATCCGACATAACATCAGTATATCTCAAGATGAAACAATTAACGTATGACGTGTATATCACTATTTGCTCCATAATATGTGCTAATATATCCTTCCTCTCGCTGTCAGACGATGACGCAAGAGATGGAACGTACCAGCTCTTTGAACAAGAATCAACAATGCCTTTAGCCTTCTTGTATAAGTCGCTATCAAAACCCTTACTCAAATCTGCAAGAAGGGCTTTAGCCACCTTTTCATTGGCTTCACGAATGCGCCCTGCAAGGATGCGGGAGAGCGTTCCAATGAATGAAGAGTATGGCATAATCCCGCCATACGATACACGTGCTTTACCCTCTTCTTTATAGAGGTCGCAATCATCACTTTTCAGCTTTGCAATATCAGATGCTCTTAACATACGGAGATGAATTGTTGTTAGTCGTTTTACACAACAAAGGTAGTGCAATCGGACGGAAAAAACAAATCCCCAAAGATTTGCATCTTTGAGGATTTGCTTGTGTTAATATACTACACCTGAGTTTATCCTAAACTCAACGTCAATCGTATCAGAGTTTGTCAAGTATGGTTTATATTGTTTTTTACCAAATATATCTATATCAGAATTAAGGTTCTGTAAACTTGCAACCACACAAACTGAGGCAACACCTCGCAAGCGAGAGAACCCATCTACCTTTGACGTATCAAGACCATATATATTGTCTAACACTCCAAGGGGTGTGTCATCTTTAAACTTATACGTAGCATGTCGTAGTACTTCAGACCTCTCCAACATCTCTTTCAGTACGTACCCATCAGCCATAGGCTTGAAATAAGGAGCTATGTGCTCGCTTATGATGACATCTAAATCCATAGCTCCAATACCCTTAACCTTAAGGAGTTTGTCGTTGGTAGGAATGGTGTCAGAAGAGAAACCAGCATAACTGCGACTAACTTCCTTCCCATCTGCTCCATCTACACTAAATGCAGGGCATAATCTGTTATTAGGGAGGAGTACCATATAAGTGTATGGATTCTTTATTTTGTTGTATATATCCTCAAGGTACTCATCACTACAAGTAACATACTGAGATGATATTACACCACCTATCCCCTCACTGACATTAAACCTCTCAAAGGCTTGTCTAATATCATCTGCCGAAGGGGAATTTGGCATAGAGTTGAGTTCTGATGCGACATTGCGACCGAAATCATTTATGACTATGTTGTTAATAAACGGACTAATCGCATTCATTGCACTCTCGGACAATGAATACATATACCCATACTCGTTGAAATCGGGGTATTGGTTCTTGTCAGTCAGGCGATATTTAAACGAGAACTCCTTGTCAGCCGAGAACCTACATAGGCTTTTACCCAAGAAAGATACATCCGAGCCATTCCTCTTAGGTTTACTATATGTGTACATAATCCTATCTTCCTTTACATCAGACGACAATGGAACACCGAAATCTTCTATACACATGCATGTCTCGTGACTCCCTTTGCCTATGTTATCTGAGAACATTGCATCGTAAGCCTCCTTGTCTTTTTCTGTAAACGTAATGTTCTCGTTTACATACTCCCGTATATAAGGAACGATGAGCTTAACAAAAATATCTTTGCTTGTCAGACCACCCGACATAAAGATGTCTTTAGGATTGAGCTTCTCGGCTGATAACATAATCAACTTATTGACCTCACGTTCATCGGAGAAGTGAATGCGAATGCAGTTGTCTATATTGATGTATCCAAAGACCTTTACCATGAGTGACACAGCCTTTTTGCGAGGGTCTCCGTCAATGCCAACAGAAGAGATAAAAGACTCAGCCATCTTGAACATGACACTTGAAGTTCCTTTAAGTAGGTCTTCGTATAAGATACGTGGCACACGAGAGTAGTGCTCACTTATTGCCTCAGCAGACAGCCTGACGAACTCATCTATGTATTCACCAAACGGTACGTAAGCCTCTGTTACTTGCGATTCATTCTCCGAAGGGAATACAACGATGTCATCACCCTTGTTCCCATCAGATATAAGTTTTGATAGATTTATAAAAGCCATAATATAATACTAATACTCAAAAATTCTAAAATACACAGACAAGTTATCCGTGGTTGTCAATGTAAAGCCCTCGTTATTGTTCGTTGCGTTGTTAGTCATATATACGATAAATAGAGATTTTATGTATTTGACTAACCCTTCACAACCTCCCGTTACGCCATAGCTAAGACCATAAATGTCATTTAGCGTGCAAGCGATATTGTTGGTGTTCATATACTCAAGGTTATTCACAACCTTACTTATCACTCCATATATCTTATCCTTGATAGTACCCTTTGTCATATAGCTATTGTTCTCGGAGATGGTGTATTTCACCTCATCATCCTTCAGAGAAATTGATATGGGGGATTCAATCTTAACCTGCGTGTTGTTTGAGAGGTCTGATGCTTCATACATATCGCCCCTATTCTCAAAGGTGAACCCGCCCCTTTTGTAATTGACTGCGCCCTTGCTCTTCACTATACGCTGTGCTTTCTGAAGAACCTTATCGTAGTTGCCTTCATATACGATAGGGGATAAATTTTTTGTAAGGTCTTCCAAGTCATCAAACTTCGGGGTATCCTTTACCTCCACAAGCGCACCGACATCCTCAAAGCTCAGGTCATTGTCAAATATACCCAACCCAACCTCAGCCTCATTCGCTTTGATATTATTGTAGAGGATTTTATGAATCCTTTCCGTGAAGTCTAATATGTGCTTCAACCTCTGAGCGCATTCGTCATTCACAATCGGAGTGCCAAGCTCCTCTCTGTATTGAGAAGAGAAACCATAGCTGAGGGCGAGCTTGTTCGTCTGTGGCTTTTGTGGTTGAGGGGACTTGCAAACAACATCCTTCCCTGCCACATATACTCCGTCAGAATCAATCGTAGGAGAGAAATACGCCATAGCCCTATTGTTGTCGTATGGGTCATACGTCAGAGGGAAGCTGTGGAATGATAGGGCTATATGCCTATTGCTTTCAAACCCTATAATCTCATCACGCTTGTAGTTCTCTCCTTTGAACTTCCTTGCGTCAAAGTCGGTAAACGCTATCCGTTCATTAAGATATTCCTGGATATACCTAACGACAAATCGTTCAACAACAGCCTTGACACCTCCAAGCGTTTGGTACTCCTGCTCCTTGTAAAGGTTGAACTTTATGGTATCTCCAATTAGACTTTCAAACTGCAACTCCGTTGAATACTTAGTCAGGATGCAGTTATCCATATTGAAGTACCTAACAAAGTCTACCATCATCATGATAGCCTTGTACCTTATGTTCTTCTCTCCACCAACATTTGAGCCTCCATTAGCAAGCTCATATGCCATTTGGAACATAACGCTCTCGTCATACTTACGCAAGTCTTCAATGACAAGCTCAGAGGCACGAGTGTAGAAGTTATCAACGAATGTAGCGACCTTATCCGCATAGTCAAGCAAGAAGTCCTTGAAAGGCATATTCGGTAGGAATGATTTCCCAGCTTTCAGATTATTCTGATAGACCTCCACTACATCGTCATTAGATGGGGCATAGCCATTCAGCAACCCCGACAAATTGATATACGCCATCTTTAGATAAAGTCTAAGTACATTGACAATGCTTCTCGCTTGAAGAGTTGTCTAAACTTTCTTCTGTTTGGGACTTCTGAGTTGCCAATCCCCTTGTACATATGTATTGACACATAGACAAAACCATCACATTCGTCATAAGCTCCAAATGATGACTTCATGTCGTCATGGTAATATACATTGCGGATTACACTTGTTATAGGGGTATGGTCTAAGTGCCTCGTTGTGTTTTCATTCGTGTAACACGCTCTCTTAATCTGCTCTCCCAAAAATCCTTCCGATGCCTGCTTCAGCGATAAAGCAATGTAATGAAGCCTTTCATCGTCAGTAATGGGGTTATCCCAAAAGTCTAAATTATACTCTGAGCTCAGCGAAGGATTTCCATGGAGATACCCATTAGGGTCTCTCGTTCTCAGAATATCAACATTCTTAGAACTATACTTGTTTGTATCGCCTATCCAAAACGAACGCATCTCCTCCTCTTGTTTGTCATAAACTTTATTGAAAATGCTATCGCCATGGAATGGTGTGTCATTACTCCGCTCAGCAAGAATATCATCCTTAGTAAGAAGAGAACGTAGGTATTCTTCGGATACTTCATCTTTAACTCTTAGGGTGCGGAATGGGTGATTGTCGGGCAGACCTCCCTTCTTTGCAACGTCAAATACATCGTAAGGGGAAATGCCTTCGGGAAGCTCATCTTTGAACCCGATGCTATGCTGAATCTCATTACAGAATTTCCTATCTACTTTGGAGAGTGATAGCGAATCAAAGTAACTATTGAAGTCATTCAAGTCATTTAATAGTTCAGGGTTAATCCTATCTGACTGCGAGAGGCTTAATCTCAACTTATCCCTATTCAGGACATCCGTAGTCATCCTTATGCCATCAAGGGTTATCACTCCATCCTCCTCAAACTTCGGCATAGCATACGTCATTATCTCCTTGTTGCTCCCAACATGGACGGGGACGGGGAAATTACATACACCGAGGTCATACATACTCTTAGTTCCGTCAGAGTCTTTATACGTCTTGACCTCGTAGTCAAACATAGCCTTGTCCCTTTCAGTGAACTCAAGCCTTGGGTTTACGTAGTCAATGATATATGGGTATATTACATTCCTGAAGAAATCCTTTGATAGGGTCTTGTCGTAGGAGATGGTCTTTGAGAGCAGATTAGCCAAGTCGCTTTTATCTGTAAATTTAATCCTGATGCAGTTGTCTATGTTTATGTATTCTAAAGCGTTTAGGACATACGCAACGGAGTTTCGTGTGATTTCCTTTTCACCCTTCTCACGAATATATTCGTTGGTTACAACGACCTGACGAACCTTCTGATACAAGAGGCTATCCTTTCCCTTCTTGAGGTCTTCATATAGGACACGAGACAAGCGAGAGTAGTACCCGTCAATATCCCTTGCTACTGCGTCTACGAGTCTATCAAGGAAGTCTGTTAATGGTATATGCGCCACTAATGCAGTATTAGCGGGCTTAGATAATGAAACCTCATCAAGATTATTTTCATCCGCTTTGTGATTAGATATAAGCGAAGACAGATTTAAAAACGCCATAAAACAAATGTATCTTTACTACATTTATACCACATATGGCTTTAAACAGCTCCACCCATACAAGCTCAATGTCTTATATGGGTGGATGGTTAATTTAGACCGCAGATAGCCTATGATAAATTGACCCCAAGGGTAATGTTACTTCTCGTGGTAAGGTGAGCCCCACTTGTTGTGATTGATGGTATGCCGCCCTCAAACATACAAGCCGTAAAACAAGCATATCCCGCAAAATCAAGATAACCAAGTTTCTGAGTGTTGATGCCATATATCCTATCAAGTAGGTATATAAATGGAGTAGCATCAGGCTTGCAAGTTTCTTCTGTAAATCGGACATTCTCAAGTATCCACCTTTTTATTCCGCCATCAAGGACTTTGGATAGGGCTCTAAGTATCTCGGCAAACGGCTCTTCGTTTGCACTAATGAAGCGACCTGCATTCACAAAGAGAGGCGTGTTGTGTCCGACTATGGATTTCTGAATTGGTATGCACATATTCCCTTTGCCTATGCTCCATACTGAGTCATCAACTGACATTAAATGTGTCTTAAGCCCAAAACTTTTACCATAGGAAAACTTAAACCCATCCTTATACATTATCGCACTTAGGTAATGCGTTTGAGAAGAAGTTCCGATGTAGCGATTAAGTGGGGATATATTATACAGCATATCACTCATATCAAATTTGCGAGCCACGGGATTTGGAACGCCACCATCTGTCATGGACAGAATTTCATCATTAGCGGTATGGCTAATATCAAAAAGTTCTTTGATGGCATCGGAATAATGGGAGTCAGAGATGAATGTGGGACTTTCGTCAAACGAGCTCCTATTCTCAGAAACAGCATTCCTAAAGTTCATTTGAGTGAGGTTGTTTATACCAATCTCGTTGGATAGGACTCTAACTTTATCAGGGACGATTTTACCTAAGAAATGCGGATAGTCTGCAACTATCCTATTATCGTGCTGTAAAGGTATGCCATCATATGAAGCATCACCTCTATTCCAATTAAGCCCTGAGTAAGCTCCGAATGTATTTCCTTCCATCATTCCGACTGCTATTGGAACAACGCCAACCCCAATGTTGAATGATGCGTCATGTAAAGATACGGGGTTATACCTTGCCTCCCCTAAGAGCATCCTATCTACATCCGTAAAACGGATGCTATGATTTAGGTAGAACCTGATATATGGGACTACGACATCAGGCACGATAGCGTCACTGAGTGGACTTGGAACGCTTGGTATGAGATAGGTATTGCTTCTTATCTCTTTGACGTACTCTTCGTCTCCAAAGCGTAGCCTTATGCAGTTCTCGGGGGTGATATAGGCAAGGCTCGCTTCAAAGATGTAAAGCAACCATTTTAGACCTGAGTCGGGGCTCAGCTTCTTATGCAAATCCACGCACGCCTTAAACAAGACCCCGTTCGAACCCATACTAATGTCCCGATAAAGAGCCTCAGCCACACGAACGTGATGCTCATTTACACGTTCTGCGACATCCAGCATAATCTCATTCAGAAGCTCGTGGAGAGGCTTATGCGGGGCTAAGTAGGATATAGGCTTGTCCTGCTTGACTGATATATCCGTGTCGGGCTTCCCGACAATATCTTTTGACCTAAGCATACTACAATGCTATTCTAATTATCATATTCATACACGTAGACTGATTGAAGAAACCAGCATCACAAGGTGTCCTTTTTCCCTTGGTTTTTGATGGGCTAAAGACAAATTGGTCGTATTCAATATGAAACACGATTGGGATGAACCCGTCAAAGCCTTGTAGCCTATGACCAGCAATAATCAAGTCCTTGGGAGGAAATATCCTTCTCAGTTTTGAGTATTGAGTCTTCATGAGTGAAGTCAAATTATCCTTCATCATGTTCCTCACACTTTTATCAATCAATATGTTGATTTGTGATTTAATATCCTCAACATCAATAAACAAATCCTCATCAGTGGTGAAGGTTGGAGTTATTGGAATAACCCAAGAAGAAGACTTTAGTGCGTTATTCGCTACATAGCCGAAAAACGGATTGTCATCCTTTGCGTTATATCCATTAAATTCAACTATTGGAAATAAGTCTTCGTACTTAGATAAATCTTCTTTCAGATTAAAGAACCTACTAACAGAGTTGAGCTGAGAGAACTCACCTTTAGCCACTATGCCTTTAAGTTCGGCGAAGGTTTCGTAGAAGCCATCTAAAATCTTCTTGGGGTAGCCTTTTACAGCATTCTCGAACGAAGCATCGCTCGGTCTTACAACGTATGATAGGCGAGAATAGTCTTCATCCTTCAGACCGATATTTCCTGCGAGACCATATCCTTTTTGTTCCGTTTTCCGTGAAGAGCCAAATGGCATCACAAACCCGCACTCAAAGCGCAGTAACAACTTAGAGTCATCTGCATCTCCATTGAGGTATCTTTGAACCGAATTGAGAACTTCCACTACATAGTCGTCAGGATATTGAACGTGATGCTTGATGACCTTATCATATAGCTGGTATAGCACTTCCAATACGATACTATCTATGCTTATCTTTGCATTAGCTCCATATGTGAATATGCTATAAAAGGCATCATCGCCCTTTTCTGAGATGATACGACTTGCAATATCCTTGCCACAAACATTGACGAGCAACATATTGATAGGTGTTACGTATCTAATAACCTCACGTATAACCTGCCTGAGATTATCCATTTTAGCTCCTGAAAGATTGATAAGCTCTTTGGACTTTGATACTATTATGCTATCACGACCACATCGGAGGTCTACATTTACGGCTTCGTAGAAGGTCTCCATGAACTCAATAAAGCCTTTCATCTCGGAGGCTATAAACTTACTGATTGAGTCCTCAATAGATGTATGTAAGCATAAGGTTGGAGTGGAGTCCACTACCCTATCAAAGTCATCCTCGGTCTTTACACCTATGATATTTCTTGCTCTTAGCATGAATCTTATTCTGATTAGTTAGTTTGTACTACAAAGGTAGTGCTTAGGTTTGAATAAAACAAATTCCCAAGGGTATTCTCCTCGGGGATTTGCTGTATATGATTCTTGTGTAGGCTATCCCACATCACGAATATCAAACTCAAGGCACATACTGAAAGGGTACTCCTCAATCCTGAGAGGGTAGAGATGCAGGGGGATGACTGCAAGACTCCCAGGAGTGTGAATTGTTTCTTTCTTATCGGAGTCCGTGAATACGCTTGCCCATAATCTCGTGCGCCAAGGGTATGCAGGGAAATCAAAGTAGCAATTATCCTGATAGAATGATGTGCACTTGACCCCGAACATCTCTTCCGTGAGTTCGTTAAACTCGGTGTAGGTATCAACACGGGTCTTAACGAATCTTTCAAAATGCTCAACGACAGAGTCAATCTTGTTGTTGAACACGGACTCCATTCTTTCCATCATCTTTTTGAGTATCATCTCACGAGTCTCATATGAACTCAGCTTCTGATAATCAATCAGGTCAAACGTGTACCTATAATTCTGAGGGCTATTATAAATGAAGTTCCGTATTCTTGGAGCGAGGTTGGCTGACTTCTCCCGAAGCTCGGGGGTTATCATACTAAATCGGAACTTCGTGGGTTCACCATATTTCTTGAACTTATCGTCCTTGAAGTATTCGTAGACGTAGCAAGGGAACATCTCTATAGGTCTTGATGTCTTCTTGTAGAAGGTATCATCAAGGTACTCGTGGATAGTCTTAGGGGTGTAGACAAATCCATCGTACCCCGTAGCACCTGCATCCGATGAAATACCGAAGCATCCAAAGTTAAAACTGCGGACGACCTCGCCATCAAGAGTAGAGGAGCGAAGAACGCCATTTCCATCCTTACCAAATACGACCTGCACCTCCGAATGGACTGATGTCGTAGCAATGCCCTTGTTGCTTGCGATGTCTTCCTTCTGAACGATGGTGTACAAGAATGGTATCACGTGGTCAAGGATATACCTCTTCATGTAGACCTTAACCTCTTCGGGTGTGATGGATGAACCATACTTCATCAGCTTGCCATATAAGTACTCATATGTGCTATCAACAAGGTATGACACTGACTTATCTACATCTGCATTTCCGTCCCTTCCCGAAGAAATGACTGATAACATATTGTTCAGGTTCAGAACTCCCATGATGAATTTCAGGATGATTTTCTTGTTATCACCTGAGTTGAATACCTCGGACACCGCACGGACGAATAGGTTATCCTTCAGCTCTGTCGGTGTATCTGCTGATAATCCAACGAAGACACCCATCAGCTTACTCTTGAGACTCTTCTTGGGCTTCCCTCCGTAGATGCGGATAAAGTGGCTAAGCACCTCTGCGTAGTACAGCCCTATGCGTCTCAAAGAATGGATGATGATAGGCTTTGCCGTGTAGTCTACATACTCCTCACGGAACGTGCGCCCATTGGGTTCTATCTTAAATCTTTCCATGTTTTATTACTTGTTTTTAAATAACCGAATTTGTACGTATCTCCGATACCACTCCAAACGTAAATGGTGTTTCCAAATATGGCTTGTCTCCGAAGTTTTTCCTTGATAGCTTAGTGGAGCATTCAAATTGTACTGCTGAAAGGAGTCTCCGTATGAGGTACTTCTGACCTTCTATCGTGAAGCCCATATACTTTGACATTTTGCATCCTGCCATCATATCTGAGCACGTACCTATTACATATTCATAGTTCCTTATAAGGTCTTTAAGAACCTTAATCATCCCTTCTGATTCCTTTGAGACTGATGCGTTTATCAGATTAAAGACCCACTCTCTTCCTGAATGTATCCCCTTGTATAGCTCGTCTACGTATTCAGAGACGGAGGCGACAATAAGACCACTATTGCCATAAGGATATTCTATGGTGTGTACATATCCATTCCCTGGACTTGAGCAGTCATACGTTTCTTCGTTGTAGTCAAAGTTGATGACCTTAGCCATCTTCCATAATTCAATACTGCTATTCAGAAATGCAACCTTCATCTCAGGAGGTATATTTTCATCAACCACCTCTGATGGGTCAAAGTTGAAAGAATGCCAATTCAAAGTCCAAGACGTTTCGTCTATGTACTTATAAAGAACTTCCATTTTTTCATAGCGTCTATCCTTCAAGATACACGCATTATCCAACTGCGAGACAAACTCAGATATACTCGCATTGGTTAATGGAGCATAGTTGATGGTCGCTTTGAGGTTATACATAACGTCCTTCTCGCATCCTCCTGAAGTAGCCATATACGGGGCTGGGTTGAATGACTTATTCATTCCTATCGGAAGCGACATTTCAACCTCTGAGTTGAATACACCCAATGTCCCATATCTATCCACATACTTGTCTCGTCTACGCCTTTTACCCGTAGAGGGTTTTGAGTAGAAAATCATATTAGTATATGGGATAACAACATTTTCAATATATCTGATAACATTGGCATCCTCTTGTGGCGAAACCATCTTTGTTTGGCTGGTGAAGATTTCAAGGATGCTGTGCGCTACAAGAGGAATTGCATATCGGCAAATGTATGCCTCTACATCTTCACGAGAAGACCCTTCACCAAGAAATTTGGATGTCATTGAATGCAGTATGCTATCGCATCCCTTAGACAAATCCTCGTGTAGCGGAACAGCTAATTGGTTCAGATACTCATTAAGAATATCTGCATTGACCTGCGAGAAGCTGTCAATAATCTTAGCCATTCCGCTATCATCTAATTCGGAGAAGATAGGTGCACTCATAAAATGAATTTGAGGTTACGAGAACATATCATCAAGGAGGTCTTTCGTGCTACGCCCATCCACGGCACTGCTACGTACACTTCGGTTGAGTTCCTTGAGGACGCTATGCTCTACGACCTTCCTGCCTTCAACCTTCTCAATGACGAACTTGGTATCAGCGAGAAGCATATCCTCGGTTATATCCATATTGTACTGAGGGTTAATAGGACGTGTAGCGTTGATGAGGATGCTTGGTTCAATTGTGTACGTCCAAAGAGTTCTCAGCTCCTCAGGGAAGTTGTTCGTGTCAAGCTCAACGAGTTCACGCTGGACTTGCAGACGTTCCCTCAGGTTGTATAGGATTTCCGTCTTGAGGGACTCTCCGATAACCTTTGGAAGTAGGTCTACATTGTCGTAGAGGTCTTCTGCCTTCTTGACGTTAAGGGTCTCTACGATATACTCCTTGGGCTTAGCTGTGATACGCTTGACACGCCCCGTCTTGGTGTAGAACTCATACAGCGCAGGGATGGAGTCTCCGTCATCACCGCAGAGGAGCTTGTTGATTAGGATGTCGTGTGGGTTGATGACATCAAGGTTGTACTTGTTTGAGCTCATGCAGTTACGGATATACACGAGCTGACGCATATTGGTGGATAGCCCTACCGAGAAGAAACTACCCGTTTCCTTTGATGCTTCGTTCTGCTCTTCGCAGATATAGATTGTGCGCTTACCTCTTCTGTTGATGTCCTTCTCCTGACTTGATACGGGATTGACCGCCATCACGCACTGCCCCGTTTCAGACTTATACCTTACGAGCTGGCGCAGGTCTTCATCCGCAGAGACGATGACGAGGCTATTGCAGTCTGTCTTATTGATAAGCGTATCGGCAAGGAACGCCATCATATCATCAGCCTCAGCGTGCGGGATGGAGAGGATGTTATACCCCTTCTCACGGAGGACGCTGAGAACTTCCTGCATCGTACGATGAATGCCATCCCAATCAAAGTCCTCCTTCTTCTTTCGCCCTTCCTTGTATCCAAGACCTGATAGGCAGTCAATCTTCTTGATGACATCCTTTCTCCAAGAGCCAAGGGTATCCACGCAGAAGACGACATCGCATCCCGTAGCAAGGTCTTTGATAAGCCCTGCAATCTGACTGAGGACGACATTGCCAAGAAGGCGGAGGTCATCATCAGCCGAGAAGAATAGCCCGTTAGACGCACGCTTAGAGGTGCAGGTGAAGAGTCCTCGGTAGAATATGTTGGAGTAGTCAAAAGCGACCACTACACGACTTTGATTGTTGCTCATTTGCTTATAGTCTGATTAGTCGTTTATATCGTTATGTAATGCAAAGGTACAGCATTCGTAGATAAAAAACAAATCCCCACAACGAGAACGTTGCAGGGACTTGTCTTTGCTGTGTATATACGTCACTAAGGCATATTTGGGTCTACCCGTATATCACTAATCAACAACACGGAGAATGGCTCGTCTTCTTTCTCGGGCTTACCCATACACATAGCGCACCCTCTTGGCTGTGACGTGATTAGTGCAGTGGCACTTGAGCGAATCACCCAAGACATATATGGGGCGATACATCCTTCTAATGTGCCATCGTTCGCCAACATGAGCTTACGGCTTGTATCAAAGCCAAACACCTTTGACATCATCTTATATATGGACTCCATTAGGCTATGGAAGATTTTCATATGACCCTCTGCGACTAAGAGTGTCGTCCCAACGTTTTCATCGTAAGACTTCATCAGCGTTTCTGAGAATATGTCAATGTTGCTTAACACGGAAACCTCAGAAGATACATCCTTAGACATCACAAGCTCTTCATCTTCGGGGAAGAAGCTGACGAAACTCATATTATGCGCTAAGGTATCAATGACTCTCCGAAGCGAATTTATCTTCACGCCTACATCTTCCACAGCTTTCTTCTCGTCATCCTTAAGGATTTCGTATGTTATCTCGGCTATACGCCTATCCCTATCCCTCAGAAAAGCGTTCTCCCTAAACTCCTCAAAGATACACTCATTGAAGGAGTCAACACTGATGTCTTTGCGTGCAATCATGAGTGCTGTGTTTAAGAAAAGCCTATCCTCGATATTGCGAACGACACTCATTTCTTTATTCGTCTCCACATCGCTCTCTCCAAGGAAGCACCCTATAGCTGTATGCTTGTACTTTGGAGCTTCATCTCCGTATCCTACCGCCTTGAAAATGCCATCCTTGTCACAATCAAACATACCATATTGCGATAGTTTAATGTAATCACCTCCACCTGAGTGCTCTACGGCTACAATCTCTCTGTACCTGCAAACCCTTGACGAGAGAGCAATAGGAAGAAGAGTTCCCTTGATATATTGGAATGCAGAGTTAGCCAATGATAGCTTGTCAGCATTCTCGGGAATGTACGACAGCTCATCAATAAGGCACGTGCTGAACTTCCTGATGATAGGGTCTGCACTCTCTGCACCTTCAATGCCTGCTCTCAGACTGAAGTCCTGGATATTGGCGTAAGTGATGTAGCTCAACAGCTCCTTCAGTACCTGAAAGCCTTTTTCCTTGTAGGCTTCTTTCGTCATATCAACGAAGCTGTTCCACGATGTTCGTGCGTCAGGCATAAAGTCCTGAAGGACTAATGCTGTGTACTTGAAGATGGTCTTCCTCAAGTAGTCGTCTACCTGCTTCTTCATCTCATCCTTCATTATGCTTTGAAGAGTGATGTTTGTAAGAGTAGGAGTCTTGTAACTTAAATTCTTTTCTTCCATATCTATACGTATTACGGATTAGAGTGATTTGTATCACACAACAAAGGTAATGAAAAATCCCCTTACAAGATATACCTGCAAGGGGATTTGTGTAATGATTTACGAATATCTTTATATGATATGATAATCTATTTTATATTCCATAACGGGGTGAAATACCCATTTGTCTCCGCCCTCATCCGTATCGTGACTTCGCAACGCCCAAGAGCCTCTAAGTAACAATCTTGATGCCATAAGTGGACGGATTACTTTGAACTGACGACCGCTCTTGAGTGTTACTTCAATATATGGGAGGTCGTCGCTTGTCTTAGGAAGAACCATCCAAAGGAGTTTCTGAACGTTATCGTAAGTAGCACCATATCCGCTGAAAGCTCCAACAGCGTGCTCAAGGAATTTGTCATCAATAAAGCTATCTATTGACTTAAACGACCCTGAGCCTACGACAAAGTCATCAAAGATAACTTCTTTGTTTGCGATAAGCAGATTACTTATCAGCGACTCCCCATTGCAGAGACCAAAGTATCTATACCAATTTGAGGAATGTGTAGCATACCAATGGAGGGTCTCACTAATCACGTATCTTCGGGCTTGACTTCTTTCGTCCGACAATAACCTCTCCAATACGTTCATCACGAATTGCTCTGAGCGGTCAGATAAAGCAATAGATGAACACGCTTCATCCTCCTTCCCATTGTAAATGTAGTCCTCTATTTTAGACGAAGAGTCTACATCCCGTGAATTAGTGATTAGGTGCTGGAGAATCTTTGCCGAGATTCCAACCAGCTGGCGAGAGAAGTCTGAGAACTCTTCATCTGACATGAAAGAGGACATATCTCTAAGGAGGTATCCGCTGGTGTTTTCATCCATTGTCATCAAGACGGGTATATCAATGATATTGCTGTACAAATCATCGCAACATAGGACAAGACGAAGGATGTCCGACTTTCTCTCCCACAATATGGATGTTAGCTTATCTTTGAAAGAAGTGTTATTTGCAGATACGTAATACCCAAGCAACGTATAAGGGTTTCCACTTTTTGCTTGTAGATTAGGAGGGAAAAGACTATCTAACTTTTCAGACTTCTCTATTGTGTTTTTATTGATTCCGTCAGATATAGCATTGAAAACAAATTCCCTTATTCGCTCCGAGCTATTTGAAATGTTTAGGTATGTTGAGTCATTAACAATAGCAGTAACTAAACTACCAATAACTCTATCCTTGAAGGACGAGTTCACAAGAGGAATGTATTCCTTAAACTCATCATCAAACCCAGCCTCATCCAATATATCTCTAATAGTCAAGATTAACTTATCAAAGCTCTCCTTTGATTTCTCCAGCGTCTGTTCTACGAGTGGAAGAGTAAGTTGCCTGAGGGTCTTAGCACCTTCAAAGGCTATCTCGTCCACAAGGACATAAGAGGTTCTTGAGGAGACAAGTTCTTCGTCTCCTTGTTTATGCCCATCAAGCAATGAAGAAAGATTTAAAAACGCCATATACCTATTTACCTATACTTCCTGCTTCCGTGTTTCTATACCACCAAAGTCGACTCTTATCTGCCACTCATGTTTCTCGTACATTCCGTTTTTAAACAAGGCATCTACTGAGACTTTATCTTTATATACATTCACGTTCATAGCTGTATTAGACGAAGTAGCAGTCGCAGTTATAGTCAGATTATACACCCCGATAAGACCATCTACTACATTATCAGCATCCTTCACTCCCGAGAATAGGTCGGTTATCTCATTCGGGTACGAGATACCAAAGTACTTTGATGGTATCTTGATTACTTTGTTGTCATTTAGAACGAGAACAGTCTTAAGAGACATACCATCCAAATAACTCCTGAGCTCATCTTCGTTAATGAGCTCAACATCCTTCTTAGCATACTGACCCTTGAAACTCTCATACGGCTTGAAAACCGAAGCATTACGTCTAAATGCAAGCTCAGAGAGAGTCCCATAGTAGAAGATGTTGGTAAGGAATTGGTCTCCTATATAGTTCTCATCACTATCGTACTCCAATTCAAGTCTATCGTACTCACCGAGCAATTCATTGTACTTATCAATATCACGCCTCTTCAACGCAGTCATTTTTGCGACAACGCTTCTTTGGACAGACATAAGCAAACTACTATCACTTACGACTGCGCCCCATCTCTTATACCATTCATATGTCCCCGTCTTTATGCCGTTTGATGAAAACTCAAGTGCCTTATTCGCAA